CGGTGGTATGGTAGATAACTCATTGATGGGTATGCGATATGGTGGAATGGCTAAAAAGAAAAAGATGATGGGGTATCAAGAAGGTGGGATTGTAGATATGGTAAAAGGGTTGTTATCTAGGATGCCTATGAAGTCAGAATCTGTTGAAGACATAGAGCAAAGTGGTGCTCCTATGGTTGATATGGATGCTGTATTAGCTAGGAAAAAAATGCAAGATAATGCAAAATTTAGCATAGTTCCTGTTGTTGGAGAGTTTGAAGGAAAAAGAATTTTTCAGGGAAGTCCTGAAATGAAAAAATATTTAGATAGTGATGACCACAGGGAATACATAAGAAGAAAGATTCGTCAGGCTGGGCCACCTCAAATGACCCCATTTCAAGATGGTGGTGCAGTTATGTTACCACCTCAACCTATGGATCCGCTACAGATTGGTGCTAGGCAAGCAGACCCTTCTATGTATGATGGTAGTCAGTTAGGGGTAAGGGATCAGGCTATGATGTTACAAGACAGCATTGATCAGGATACGGTAAACAAAGCTAGGAAAACATTACAGCTAATGAAGCTGAAAGGTTTATTGGAAGGTGCAGAATCTTTAGACTCTGAAACTGGAAATCCTTTTTTAGACAGAGAAAAAAATGCGGGTAAAGAGATGACAAGACAAATGCTACAGAGAATGATAATGATGAGAGGTATGCCCTTTTAGCGTATGGAACAAGACCCAAGAGCATTACAAAATGATGATTTATATAGGCAATGGCGTGACTCACGATCTGAATGGGACACGGAAGCTCGTAAGGACATTGATTTCTATCTTGGTAATCATTTTAGTCAGGATGAATCTGACGACCTAGCATCTAGAAACCAAGCGGATATACCTATGGATCGTGTATCTGCCGCAATAGAAAAATTTAAAGCAGTGCTTACATCAAGACCTCCTGCATTTACAATAACCCCTAGAGAAGATTCCGATGTGCAAGTTGCTACATTGTGGAGAACGGTGATGGGTTATGTATGGCAAAAGTCTGATGGTGATTGGCAAATGAAACAAGCGATACAAGACTATGCCACAACAGGTATGGGCTATTTGTATGCTTACATAGATAGAGAATCAGATTTTGGTAGAGGTGACGTTAAGTTCACTTATGTTGACCCGTTCAGAGTTTATGCTTCTCCTAGCTCTCGTGATCGTTGGTTTAGCGATTCAGATGGTATCATCCTTTCCACCATCCTTACAGGTGAGCAGGCCGTTAACCTCTACCCAGAATTAGGAGATAGAATTGATCCGGAAACAGGCGAAGAGATACCGGGTTTAATAAACGATATATCAGGGTTTACGTATGATGAAGAAGATTATCCTTCTTCTCAAAACAAAAACTCTATGAACGTATTTACTCCAGCGGAAGTAAAAGACAAAGATTATTATCAAGTAAAGAAATATCAAGTATTAGAAAGATTTTATAAAATAAAAGTTCCTTATTATCGCATTATAGATATGAAGAGTCAGGAGGAAAGTATTCTTTCTCAAGAAGAATATGCTCAGTTTGCATCAGAAAACTCAGAAGCGTTTGGCATTGGAGCTTTTACAGCAATAGAAGTTTTACAAACTCGTGTAAAGGTGTGTGCATCAATGGGTGAGGTTGTGCTGTATGAACAGATACTTAATACCGATGAATATCCCATAGTGCCCCTTCCAAATATCTGGACTGGCACTCCTTATCCTAAATCAGATGTGTCTAGAGCAAGACCTATGCAAAGGTTGCTTAACAAGCTATGGTCATTAGCATTGTCTCATGCACAAGCATCAGCGGGTTTAAAATTGTTAGTACCTTTGGGTAGTGTGGACGATATAGATCAGCTAGAAAAAGACTGGGCAAATCCAAATGCCGTTATTGAAGTCGATTCATCCCAAGGTGAGCCGCACTACCCAGCTCCTCAACCTTTAGCTGGAGAGTTCTATAGGTTAATACAACAGTCAGAGTTTTACATAGATTTTATATTTGGTCTTCCAGAAATGATGCATGGCTTTGCAGAAAAGGCTCCAGAGACAATGACCTATAAAAAGATTTTTCGTTTAGCACAGCCAAACAACAATATAACTGAAGTTATGGCAAATTTTTATACAGATGTTTCCGGAGCTGTGTTAGATTTAAAGAAAGAAAAACATGCGTTAGATCAGCATGACATAAGAATTGAACCGGGTTCTACAATGCCTTCTAGTAAATATGCAGAGCTTGCAGTGTACTTAGAAGCTTTCCAAATGGGGATTGTAGACAGGTATGAAGTATTAAAGAAGAATCCTGAGTTGTTTGATAAGGAAGGCATTATGCGTAGAACAGAAGAGAAGCAGTTGTTACAGCAACAAGTTCAGGCAATGCAGGATCAGATAAAGAATTTGCAGGGTGACTTGCAAACCGCACAACGAGAGTCTGTTAGCGATAGAAAAAGAGTCGAGGTTGAAAAGTTTAAATCTAGGCTATCTGAAGTTTCTTCAGAATCTAAAGCAGACAGAAGAGTGCAACGTAGTAAACTAGAAAACGAGGTGAAGCTAGAGGTGGAGAAATTGGCTAGTAATCTGAAAGATGTTCAGAGAAAAGTCAGTTCTACTCCTGAAGCCTAGAGACATCTAAGGAGAGACTATGTCTACAACAGAACAACAGGAAGTAAATGTCCAAAACGATCAAGTCGTAACTAATGAGAATTTCGTGGAAGATATCGTAAATCAGCAAGCTGGGCCTGAGAGTCCAGAGCAAATTCAAGAACCAGTACAAGAACCAGCTACTTCAATGGATTATGAAGCTGAAGCTAAGAAGTTCCAATCTATGTATGATCGGTCACAAGCTGAAAATGCAAGATTACAACAAGGAGCACAAATACTTCAGTTATTGGAGCAGAGACCTGACTTGGTGCAGGCACTTGAAAGCGGTATAGCTCAACCACAAACTCAACAGCAAAACGAACCTAGTGTCGGGAAGGATGATTTTAATCCTTGGGATGCTTTTACAGATGAAAACTCTGAGTCAGGACGATATGTAAACAATAAGATAGAATCGTTAGTGAATCAGAGATTGACTTCTGCGTTATCCCAACAACAGCAACAGATACAAGCTGAGATGCAAATGCAAAATACCGTAAATGAATTGAGAGGAACGTATAAAATGTCCGATGGCGACATTCAAGAGTTCTTGCAGTTCACTACGAAACCAAAAGAGCAAGTAGGTTTAAATAATCTAGTAAAACTCTGGCAGATGCAAAACGGTCAATCCGTTGCTAACAACGATACAATGGAAGCGGTAAATGCGGCAAAACAAGCTCCTAGAACTGCTGGCGTTCTTCAAGGTCAACCTCAGACATCACAAAAAAATGATACTGATAAGATTTTTGATGCCGTCATGGGCAATAGTGGCTCTTTGCGATTACCGTGACATAACAAACAAACCACAAACCAAGAGGTAATAAAATGGCAATATCATACAATACTGGAACTTTAAAGTCCAGTGATATCACAGCTTCTACCACCTCTGCTGGTGTAGGTCAGGCTCCTGATAGGAGACGGATATTTAATTTTGGAGACAGGGTAGCAGAATTAGCCCCTGAAGAATCTCCATTCTTCGTGTATCTTTCTCAAGTAGCCAAAGCACCTACCGATGATCCAGTATTTCGTTACTTGGAAAATCGAAACAAAGTTAACTTTACAGATCGCTCATTACTTTTAGCGGCCGCTGTTAACGGTGGTTCCGCTGTATCCGCAGGATCGTCTTATGCGTTCACTGTTGATACTGCTGGTGGAGCCGCTGTTGAGTACCTTTTAAAAGGAATGGTGATTGCTGTTCAAACTGCCGCCCGCACAGGTGACGTAGGAATTGGACAGGTAATTGTTAGAGTTGATTCAGCAGTAACACATGGTAGTAGTTCTTCTTCATTTACAGGTAAGATTATTGATGTCTCGAACTCAAATGTTTCAGGGTACAATGTTCTTGCTGACGATGATGCGGCTCAGATAATCGGTACTTCCTTCGAGGAAGGTTCCGGTGCTCCTGACGTTTTCTCAACAGAGCTTGAAGATAATTATGGGTATACCCAGATTTTTAAGACAGCCGCTGAGATGACAAACACAGCGTATGCAACTCGCTATCGTGGGTATGCAGACGAGTGGAGCAGGTTATG